CAACGCCTACTACTCGGCGGCGTTGCTGCCCGGCTTTGCTACCTAATCCTCCGCAGAGCTATCCGGACACATCCCGCCCCCGGAAGGGGGCGGCCCTCCGGGAGGAGCAGCTGGTCGGGGCCGCGCCTTAAAAAATGTCGGCGCGAAGCGCCGACGCGATTTTTTTGAAAATGGCCTATGACTGACATTGTTTTTATGCTATACTTTTAGGCGGATCCCAGCGAATGGGGGTGAAAGAATGTCGGTTTTAAAGGCACAGCGAAGTGTCAGTAAGATGGAGTTTGTGAACTGTGCGGGCGAGATCTACGATGAAACGATAAACTTTCTGACCAGGTTATCGGCCCGGTATTCACGGCTCATCGCAGAGCCAATTGCAAAGCTGGCAGGCGAGGTCGAGGATCATGCGGAAAAGGCAAACAGCATCTACCCTTCGGATGATCAGCGGCGGGCACTCCGCAAGGCCCATCTGCTGGAGGCACGGGCCTCCCTCATGGCGCTGGATACCCGGCTTTCCAAGTGTTACCGGATCATGTACCTAAACCCGGAGGGATGTTTTACCACTTCGACAGGGCGACAGGTGGAGTCCGGGAAAGCGAAGGAGAAGCTGGACAAGATGGCACAGCGGTTAGGCGACCTGATTGACCGGGAGAATGAACTTCTGAAAGGTCAGATCAAGAAGTTTTAACCTTGTGTGGGTGTATCTCTGTTAATTCCGCTTAGCGGTGTGGTGGTGGCTCCGTTCCCCTAATTACAACAACAACAATAACTTCTGCAATGTCAACACCGGCGGCGGCAACAACAATAACAACGCCTACTACTCGGCGGCGTTGCTGCCCGGATTTTACAGGTACACGGTCAAATGGAGTAGCCAAGCGGTGAAAGACGACCGATGTAAAAGGAGAGATACTTCCCAGGGGGAAACCCCTGAAACTGCCCTCTGACGGCCACGCACGGACGCTGCTTGCATGGCGGGTGATTGCGCTGATCTCGTTTCATGTGCTGGGCCAAAGTAGTTTAGAGGCGCACCTACAACTTAACTATGCGGAGGGCGAATACTTTTTATGACCAGTGAAGAGCGCCGTGAGGCGCGATACCAACGCCGTCGAGTAAGGCGGCAAGAAAAGCGGGCGGCGCGTTGTGCTGCCCTGGGAACCATAGACCAGGTATTTAGCTATCGCAAGATGTTCTTCCTTGGACGGCGCTGCTGCAACGGTGTGCGTTGGAAGCAGAGCGTCCAAAACTTTGAGAACCACCTGTTTTCAGGTACTGCCCGCCGTAGGCGGGAGATCCTTTCTGGCACCTGGAAGCCGGGGAAATGTGTTCACTTCACGCTGTGTGAGCGCGGTAAGGTGCGCCCCATCGACGCACCCCACATTACAGACCGACAAGTTCATAAGACCCTCTGCAACGAGGTGCTGATTCCGCTGTATAACCCCAGCATGATCTACGACAATGGGGCCAGCCAGCGGAATAAAGGGTTACACTGGCACTTCCGGCGGCTGAAGGAGCATCTGCACTGGCATTATCGCCGGTATGGGCGCGCCGGAGCCATAGGCCTTGTGGATTTGAAAGCCTTCTTCCCTGGAGCGCCTCGCCAGGCTCTTTACCAGAGACACCAATTGCTGATCCCAAACCCGGATCTTCGCCGGGTGGCGGATACTGTGGTGGATTACGCACCCAGCACTGCACCAGGCCGGGGGATGCCGCTGGGTGTGGAGCCATCCCAGCAAGAGATGGTGGCGCTGCCCAGCGCCGTGGACAACTGGCTGAAGTGTCAGGTGGGTGTCCACTGCGCCGGGCACTACATGGATGACTATTACATCATCATGCCCGATGTGGAGCAGCTGAAAGCTGTGATCCGGGAGATGGTGCGGCGGTTTGAGACTATGGGGATCCGGGTGAACAAGCGTAAGTGCAAGATCATCCCCCTGACAAAGTCTTTCCGCTGGTGCAAGGCCCGGTTTACACTGACGGAGACTGGCAAGGTTAAGGTCAATGGCAGCCGGGACGGGATCAAACGAGCCAGACGAAAGCTGAAGCTGTTTCACCAGGAATTTATGGCTGGGAAGCGGCCCTTTTCAGAGGTGGAGCAGTACATGGAGTGCCAGAGCGCATATTACCGCAACTTCAACGACCACGGACGGCTGCTCCGCTTGCGGCGGCTTTATCATGCGATCTTTTTTGGAGGTGCAAAATGTATAAAATCATAAAGGATGGAACAACCATCGGCTTGACCGAGTTCCTCACCTATATTAAGCAGCATGATAATGGCTGCTTCGTTCTTTGCCCGGAGCCGGAGGCTTCGGGCATTGCCTTTGACGGAAAGGTTTATCACTTGCTGGGGCGAGAGGCTCTGGAAGGGGTATCCACCATTATGTTGGAGGAAGTTGATGCGGGTAGTGAGATCACCAAAGCTAAGGAAACGAATGGTATTGTGTTTGTGACGCTTGCTGAGGCAGGAAGTATCGATGATGCTACAGCGGCTGAACACGCTGATCTGTTTGCAGAGTGGGCCTACCCGGTGGCCTACAAGGTGGGACAGATCAGGAGGTATAATGGTGCGCTTTATAAGTGTGTTCAGGATCATACCTCACAGGCTGAATGGACACCAGACACAGCTTCCAGCTTGTGGGCAGGCACATCCGATCCCGCAGAGGAATGGCCAGCCTGGAGCCAGCCTGTGGGCGCACATGACGCTTATAGTTCGGGAGCGAAGGTAAGTCACAATGGGAAGCACTGGATCAGCAGCGTGGATAATAATGTGTGGGAACCCGGTGTGTATGGATGGACGGAGCAGGAGGAATAAGTGTGGTAGAACACAGCAGTTATATTGCAAGGAAACGCGCCCGCTTCAGTGCCTTCGGTATCCCGATAAATATCCCGTGGGGCACTCATTTGACGGCGCAGGAGGGCTTTATCTACCTGGGAGAGCAGCCGCTCTGCACTGTCACCAGCCAGATTGCTTTCGATTATTTCACCCAGGATGATGATGGAAAGGGCCAGGAGCGGGGAGTCTTGCTGGAGTCTATTATTGCCCGTCTGCGCCCTAAGAATGAGCGAGATGATTGTCAGCGCCGTTGGGACTGCGTGTGGGGCGATCCGCTGTGCCAAAAGTACAGAAGGCCGGAGCATGAGGATTTCTGGCTCTGGAACTATGAGTTTTTCAATGCGCCGGTGGAGGATTTGCGGCATATCGCCAATCTGATCGGCGCGAAGTGATATGAAAAAGGCTGCTCATGGAGCGGCCTTTTTATATTGCCTACGGAAAGGGGGTGGGGCCTATGCCCTGCTGAATATCCGCCCAAAGGAGGTTCCTGCCGCTCCTTTGGGCGGGCTTTTTTGTCCCTTTAAATCGCATTTGAGAACCTATTTTATTCGAGGAGGATTACACTATGTTTGACATCACCGTGATTATTGAGGCCGTCTTTGCACTGCTGGCGGCCATCATCACCGCCATTGTTATCCCCTATATCAAGAGCAAGACCACGGCCTCCCAGCAGGCTGAGATCAATGCCTGGGTGAAGATCGCCGTCACCGCTGCCGAGCAGATCTACACCGGCTCCGGCAGGGGCGAGGAGAAGAAAGCCTATGTGCTGAACTGGCTCCAGGAGCATGGCATTACCGTTGATGCTGAAAAGCTGGATGCGCTGATTGAGGCCGCCGTATATGATCTGACAAACAATGGCTTGATCGCCATCGAGCAGGGTGTCGTTGTGGGGGAGGATGATGGCCATGAGGCCGGTTGAGAGACTGCTGGCCACTGCCAGGGCTGAGATTGGCTACATCGAGAAGGATACCAACGCCCAGCTCGATGACAAGACGGCCAACGCTGGGGACGGGAACTGGAACAAGTACGCTCGTGACCTGGATGCCTTGGGCGTGGTCTACAACGGCAAGAAGAATGGCTATGCCTGGTGTGACATCTTCACCGACTGGTGCTTCATCCAGACCTTCGGCCTGGAGCTGGGCCTGAAGCTGCTCTGTCAGGCTAAGAAAGGTGTGGGAGCCGGGTGTTCAGGCTCCGCCAACTACTACAAGCAGAAGGGCCAGTTTCACACCAGCGGCCCACAGCCCGGCGACCAGATCTTCTTCACAAATGACGGCGGCAAGACCATGTATCATACCGGCATCGTAGAGAAGGTGGCTGGAGGCCGGGTTTACACCATTGAGGGCAATACCAGTTCCGCAGCGGGTGTCGTGGAGAACGGCGGCTGTGTCCGAGACAAGAGCTATGCCCTGACCTACAGCAAGATTGGCGGTTATGGCCGCCCCGACTTTTCCATCGTACCAGAGGAGGATGACGATATGGATCAGAACAAGTTCAATGAGATGTTCAAGGTCGCTATGACCGCGCACCAGAAGGAGCTGCAGGATAATGACTGCGGCGAGTGGAGCCGGGAGGCCAGGGAGTGGGCTATCCGTGTGGGCCTGTTCGCCGGTAACGGCACCACTGCAGATGGCCAGCCTAACTATATGTGGGCCAGCCCTCTGACCCGCGAGCAGGCCACTCAGCTCTTCTACCGCTTCGCCCAGGATCATGGGCTGGCGTGATGAGCGGCGGGAAACGCCTCGCCGGGAGTAAAACGGCGAAAAAGCCAGACCTCTCCCAATTCTCCAAGTGGATGATTGCCGACATTCGCCCACTATTGTGGGTAGTAACAGTAGGTGGCCTTTTACTGGCCGCCTACTGTATCCGCGTCGGCTACACCGGCTCTTTGCCATGGATCTCCGCCATGGTGGGGCTTCCCTGGACAGCCCACGGTGTGGTATGCAGTTTCTATCTCAATATGGCGAAATCAGATCACACCGAAGGTGGAATCACATTTGAAAAAGCCAAAGCAAACGGCTTCCAGGAAACCGAACCCATAGGCAGCACAGATAGCCCTGCAATCTAAAGCCCTGCAGCCCCAAGCTGCAGGGCTGTTCCATAGCTCATCCGAGGATTGTGCCCCTTTAATAATTGAAAAGGATGAATGCTATGGAAAGTTTCATCGGCTGGATCGGCGGCAAGCGTATGCTCCGCAAGGCCATTTTAGAGCGGTTCCCCACCGATGAGGTAGGGCGCTATATAGAGGTATTCGGCGGCGCGGCTTGGGTGCTTTTCGCCAAGGAGAAGAAAGCAAACCAGCTGGAGGTCTACAACGACATCAACAGCAACCTGGTGAACCTCTTCCGCTGTGTGAAGTACCATTGCGGGGAACTGCAGCGCGAGATGGAGTGGATGCTTACCTCACGGGAGCAGTTCTTTGATTGCCTCGCGCAGGGACAGGGACGCGGCCTGACGGACATTCAGCGGGCGGCCCGCTTCTTCTATACGGTCAAGATCAGCTTCGGCTGTGACAACCGCACCTACGCCACCAGCTCCAAGCAGGTCGACAACGCCGTGGAGTACCTGGAGAAGGTGCGGGAACGGCTCCGGGGAGTGAACATCGAGAACAAGGACTTCGCTGACCTTATCAAGGTCTACGACAGGCCAACGGCTCTGTTCTACCTCGACCCGCCCTATGTGAATACCGAGAAGTATTATGACAGCCCTTTCAGCGCCCAGGATCACCACCGTTTAAGAGAGGTTTTAAGCCAAGTAAAAGGCCGTTTTATCCTCTCCTACAATGACCATCCTTTGATTCGAGAGCTGTATGCAGATTACCGTATCGAGGGCATCACTCGAACCACGACTCTGGCTGGGAAGGGAAATAACCAGACCCAGTATGCGGAGTTGATTATCCGTAACTTCTAACAAAGTTCGTTAAATTATCACGCTTCGAGTGATTTCATCACAAACCGCCCTAAAACACCCCTTTTCTCTGGTAATATATCCCTAAAGGGGCATTTGTGATGATAAAGAATCACCTATCTCGAATCCTCGGAGAGCGCAGATGGACACGCGCAAAACTTGCCCGGCTGACCGGCATTCGCCCTTCTACCATCGGTGACCTATACAACGAGATGGCAGACCGGGTGTCTTTCGATCAGCTGGACAGGATTTGCGAGGTCTTGGACTGCAGTATTTCTGACCTGCTGGAATACATACCGAACCAGCAGCGCAGGACTGGTAAAGACCTGATCCTGGAGGAACACGGAAACCGCAAGAAAAAACAGCCTTAA